GTGTCATTATGCAAACTCCTTGTCTTCAACTTTGTTCAACATGTTAGCAGGCACTTTCCACAGACCGTTGATTGTTTTAACGGTTACGTATTTGATAGCGATCTTAAACACAACACCAGTGACATTCCTGCCTGTCTTTGAGCTGGTAAAGTTAACGTTATCACCAATGCTCAAGTTGCGTTTGTTCTGCTTGCCCAATAGTGTTCGGGCGAACTTGACAGCATCGATAATGGTGTTCAGTTCATCATTGGAGAATGTTCCCGAAACAATTGCACGATTAAGTTCTTGAATGTTCATATCAGCTCCTTTGTTAGTGTAGAACAATTATAACACGGTTTTACCAAAAGGTCAACTGATCGTTGCAATAACCCTATCAGCCGCAGGGTTATATTTGAAGAACATCTTTTCGCTGTCAGTGCCGCCTAATACCCAGTGAGTGATCCTGTAGCAGAACTCGCCACCGTTGGTCAAGCCCAGGAACTCTGCGCCCCTAATGTCCATATCAATCCTGCTGGCCTTAGCGATGGACTTGATATCCTCAAGAGGGAGGTCAATCATTCGACGGATGTTTTTTGCTGTGATCATTCCTGCTCCTTTGTGTTTAGTGTAAGTGTAAGTGTATATTATAGCACCGGTTTTACCGTTTGTCAACCACTGAATGAATACGGATTACGAATCCAGTTGTATCCTTCTTAGCACGACCCTTAGCCTTAAGACCCAGCATAATGCCTTTAGGATCCAAAAAGCGCAGGTCTGTTTCGTCTGCACTAGGAACGCCTGCTGGAATCTCATCGTAGACAGCAACCACGCTCATGCCTTGCAAGAGTGCTTCTGCTACATCTGCGTCATTGCCGTCTGCTTTGGAGAACGTCAAGTGGTAGTTGGGGAACTTAGACACTTTGCGACCCAGGACCTTAGTGTAGTCATAGAACTGAACATTAGGAAACAATTCAAAGATAGTCTTGTCATGTATAGTGTACTTCTCCCAGCTCAAGTCACTTGTGCCATTGAGGCGGAACACGGGAATTAATCCACGCTTCTCAGCGAACTTGATAGCCTTAGTGATGTCTTCGTAGAGGTCCTGCATGAAGTAGTCACGGGCTTCAAAAAAGTACTTGGTCTTGCGAATACGTGCCTTTTGGATTGTATTGGTCGTCTCGCCTTTGCGGAACATGCCGCCACGACCGGCAGTATTAAGGCAAGCGGCTGTACAACCTGCGGTGCGCTTGGGGCAAGTCTCTTTGCCGCTAAGTGTAGCAGGCGCAAGATGCAGGATGAAGCTGAGGTAGCCCAACTTGGTACCCTTTTGGATCTTAGGGTTTGCTGTAGATAGCAGTTTAAACATCATCGCTCCTTGTTAGTGTAAGTGTATTATAACGCCGTTTTACCACTATGTCAACTAATACCCGTTCAATCTCCACGGGTATCAGTATTCAATGCAGGCTTAACCATTCTACGGATCTCAACTTCACGACGATGTGCTTCTGCTTTGCCGCGTATGACTTCATGCACATAGACAGCAATCTCGCTCTTGTCGTTGAGCTTACGCAGTTCAGCGCATAAGAGCCAGTTCTTGTCCTCAGTCTTAGCACGATAAAAGTGTTTAGCGGCACGAGCCAAAACACTCTTGTTCACCGTGCTCTCAGTCTTTGCAGTGACACCTATATAGTTCTTGCCGTTGACGACAAGCTCGTATATGATGTGATTGCGATCTGAGCGCTTTTTACGAGTTGCAGTTTCTTTGTTCATGTGTGTATTATAGCAAGTTTTTACCACATTGTCAACAATACCCGACCATTCTATCTGTGTATAAAAAGCCACACTTGACGGCACTCCAAAACGAGCATATAATACAAGTACAAAAAGCAAAAGGACCCGAAAGTCCTTTGCCAGTACTATAGTATGCAAGTCACATCTATAGTCCCGATCAGCATGTTCCTGCTCAAAGAGCGAGCCTTAACCAGTTAGAGAAGCGGTCGCTGATTCGTATAGTATACGCAGAGTCTAAGACTTTCCTGCTCAATTAGCTTCTTCTGAGCTCCCAGACTCTAACCTCCTGCTCATTTGTGCTAACATATATCACCTATACTACGGTTTAAAACTTATATAGTATGGTGCGATCTCTGTGAGTCGAACACAGCACCAATGGATTATGAGTCCACTGCTCTAACCAACATGAGCTAAGATCGCACTATACTATATACATAGATCACACTATATACATCGTATACGAGTACTTATTATACACTATATACAACCTTTGAGCAATGTGAGCTACCGTGGAGTGTGGTTAAAAAGCCATGAAAAACGGTGAAATATTGACCATAAATTGGCTCAAAATGCCACAGAATGGCTCCAGAATTCGCAGGTTTCGGGGTAAAAATGAGACCAATTTGGCGGGAAATCCTAGGGCTACCGTAGAATCATTCTGGCTATCATGGAGAGGTTAAAGTCAAATGGTTCCCACCGTTCTCCCACCGTTTCTTCATTCTTTCCCACCGTTTCTTCATTCTTTCCCACCGTAGCCGCGCTCTCTATACAGCGGGGTATTACCTATATACAGAGTCTTACCTTATAGCCAGTTGGGCCTACAGCGGGGTATTTGTGTATAGTGTATATAGTGCTTTGCTGGGTCGCTGTTGTAGAAACTCTCAATTCAGCTACAGCGGGGTATTCACTATACTATAAGTAATGCATATATGTATAAAACACTACTCAGCGTTGTTCTTGCTTTGTCTATTACTGCTTGTGCTACTAATAATAATGTCACTGACGTCACACATGATCCCTATACTGCTGCTCTTGCTGACATTACCACTACAGAGATTGGACTACATCATGGACTACGTGAAGTTAATCCCTTGGGAGTATCGGGTTCTTTGGTCTTTAAAGGTCTATACTTATTTGAGATTAGACCCGGATTGAGTAGTGACAAGTTGGCTCAAAGTGATCGTCTTGCCAGCAGTATTTGGTATGGTGCCGCAGTAAACAATCTGGTTACCGTTTGGTTTCCCGTTACTGGATTGGGCTTATTCGTGGGCGGTTTGGTTGGATACACCATATACCAGCATTGAGTTTGTGTATATAATATAGTTTGTGTACTATATAAGATCTAGTCGCTCTTTGGGTAGCTTATGGCAGTTTCTTATATATGTGTATATTTTATCTGGGCAGTATGCGATCAAGATCCCAGAAGTTTACTTGATCAAGTTGTAGATCGTAGTCTGTGCCGTTTGATTTGCCTGTTTGATCACTCATATATACATGTAAAATTATTTATCGAGGTCTTTTAGGGCCCGAATCACACGGTTAAAGTAGACCTCGTTCTTGTTGTCCTGTAGCATACACTGAGCCAGTATGGCTCGCAGTAGCCCTATTTCATATAGCTTCCCTAGGTTTGGATCTTGGCCATCGTGGGGATTTATCTCGCTGACCCTAAGGCCTATGCGATCGGCTAGTATCTGCGTCATAGTGACATTGGCGTTAGTCATGTGATACCGGAGTTGAATTGGCTGTTGTACATGGTCTGGCTCTGATTGTGGCTGAGATGACTACCCGAGTAGTAGACCGTAAGTCCGTCTTTGGGTAGGATCACTTCTTTTAGACCTAAAGCGTCAGCGAAGGGCTTGAGTTCTTTGTAGATCTTACGCTGATATTGTCTATTTTTACAGCAGATCATGCTGTATTGTCCATAAATTAACGGAGTCAATAGGCCCTGCTCTTGCGCCTTAAACCAGGAGTTCATTTTGGCAAAATGCATGGGTGTAACGTCGTCTAAAATCACTAGGGTTTGATCATGGCTCATGTCCAAACAACGTTCCAAGGTGCGCCAGCAGACTATATGACTTTCACCTTCGCTGTCAATGCGTATAAGATCAAACTTGCCGGGGTGTTGCCAAGTTTCTCCGGCCCCTTCTTCTACAAAAATTGAAATATCTCGACCCAGTACCTTACGGCTCATGTTGGTAATATAGTTAGAAAGTCCTTGTGCTGTTTTGGGCAACTGATTGGGTTGGTTCTGTCGATGTAACCAAAAGGTGTCCACGGCCCATATTTCAGGAGATCTAGCTCCAGCCGCCGCTTGGGCCAGAACACACCATCCTCCTAGAAAAGGTCCTAGTTCTAGAATACGATCTGGTTTGAGCTGTTCGATTACCCAACAGCTGAGTAGGGCATCTATATCGGGAATCATGGCCTGACATTGTTTTTTCACGGAAAGCCAATGGGCTGCTTGGGGATAATTGAAATTTAACATATAGCCTGCTATTTATTTTATAGCCAAGTCCAGGGCAAGTTCATTACGGGTGTTAGGCCAATGTGGCTTCTTTGTATAAAATAGTGATCCGAGCCCAGGCCCAGCTGATCAGTTAGGTTGGCCATGCAGGAGTCTACCATGATAATGCTTTGTGCGCCATCGATGATGGATATCCAATTAAAGATGCTGGGTGTTAGGCCTTCGCGGATGTATATGGTATCCCAGTTCTCGGGTATGATGCCGGGGTCAAATTGGGCTACGTGGTCACTGCCCTCAAGATGCACTATGGCATAATCCGGGTTCTTGACCAGTTGATCGTAGAGCCTTTGTTCAGCTTCATGATCACGGGTTATGCACTGACTCAGCTTCCATTTGTCCAAAAAGGGTACACCCGCCTTGATGTATTTGTACTGATCAAAGCTGGTGTACTGAAAGTATTTTTCCTCGTGAAAGGGCTGGCCCGTTAGAGCTTGATACAGGGGCAGTATCTCATCACAACGGAAGTTCTTTAGACGCTCAAAGGGAACGTCATAGAAGTAACAGCCCGGGGGATCGTATTGTAAGGGTATCCATTTGACCCAGGGTACGTGATGCTCTACATTAGGTATAAAACTATCAAGTATGGGCCATAGGATCTCCCAGCCCTGATCATAGTAATGACGTGCTATGGGTAGGGCTATGACTATGTCACCTAGACCCCTTGATTGTATTATGCCCAGACGCTTTTTACTCATAGCTGACGTAGCTCTCGATAGTAGATGATGTTTTGGGCACCATATTGGGCCGCGGCCAACTGCTGTACAGCATAGGCGTTCTCGGCTGCGATTTGGACTGCTGTGGTGTTACTGCGATCTCCACCCAGGGCAACTCGTACTTCAAATAGATACATAGGATATCTCCAGTCGTTTATATAGCACAATTATACAGGATTTTTACCAGGCTGTCAATCAGATGTAACGTATGTTACTCATACGGGGGAACCAGCACTCATTGCGCTCAATGGGCAAGTCTTCTCGGGCTTCACAGATAACGTCCTCTACACCCAGACCCACAGCCAGGGCAAAGCATTGACTTTGGTTGCCTATGAAGGTCTCGGCGCCTGCAATCACAGAGGCCAGCTCCAACATAGTTTGGGTAGGGTGGTAGGGTATGTCCCAGCCCACTTGTTGTTTAAATGCCACGTATTCATCTGGGAGGCCCACAAACACAGCATCGGGCTCTACGTTGGATCGTACGTCTGCCCAAGCAGGGCCCGGGGTTGGGGGTATCCATCTTTGGGTACGATTGATAACAACAGGCTTGCCGGGTATGGGTGTAGGGTTGGGCACGGTCAGCCAAGGGGTTGAATTTACCACGCCTGCTTGATCGGCCGTTAGTCCAAACACACTGGAGTAGATGTCTATATAGTTTGTAGGGTGACCCACGAATAGGGGGCGAAAGCGATCTAGGTTATGGGTAATCTCAGTTTGTGGACCCATAACGTCAAATTGGGTAATGTAGTCCTGGGCTAGCATGAAGTCTCGCATGTATTCAAAGTCACCCTGGGTCATGCGCCCTTGATGAAAGGGTGTGGGTAGGGCTCCATAGTAGTGCTGTCCAATCCAATCCATTTGGTTAAGATGTAGGTAAAACTCCCCGCCACCTAGATGTTTGACTATGGGTAGGCTGTAGATAAGGTCGCCTAGAGCACCTGAATGTTTGAATCGTTTCATTGTGTAATTATATACTCAGTTAAAGTTATTTACAATCGCAGCCAAAGCCTAGAAAAATTACTAACACTAAATATAAGTTAAATCGTTTTTATATAGAACATGCCACAACCGATTACCTCTTCTTTACAGAATATAGTTTACAAATCCTTATATGATCTGATAGGTACCACATCTACTGGTTACGGTGCTCAACTGATCAGTGAAGCTATCTCTGTTTCGAGTCCGGTAACATCTAACGATTTAAATAACATGATATTAGACATTGAACGTTGTCTAATTCATCAAAACGGTACCAGCACCAGCAGTCTGCAATACGTAACATCTGGCACACTGGCCAACAGCGGCGTTCTGCAACGTATGTACACAGAAGTTCAATTGTTGCAGGCCAATCAAGGAAAAGTGCATCCTAGTCAAATTAGCACAATGACGGTGAACACGGTCAACCATAGTCCGATAGCATGGACCTGTACAAATTACACAACTACTGCCACAATGAAACTTGGACAAGGCTATGCTACAGCGGCCAACTGGAGTTGGTTTTATCCCAAGCAGTTGCAGTATTTCTTTAACCTAGGCGGATACATTAAACCACAAATATCTATCGAAAATACTCCTGCGTCTAACGATATAGCGGCCTGGCAACCTTTGATTGATTCTGCTAACAACGTCAAATTTGGTCGTACAGAATATCTGCAAGCGTTGTCTGGAAATAACTCTTATCAGGTTGTTATAACTGGACGTGGTAACAAACAAAGTCTACAAAGATATCTTAGTACCGTTCATCATTCGTATAATACATCAACCGTTATTGTTTATGAAAACACAACGACATACTCTGCCAATGCGGTAATTGTTACATTCGCAAATACCGGCACTGATATACACAATATGAATCAGATTGTTGGTTCTTTGAACTTTGTTGCAGGTCTTGGTACAACTGGAACTAGCAAAACAAAAACTAGCCATTCGGTTACCAAGCAGTACAATTCTACACATCACGTAACTGGAACCATTGTAACAGATATCTTTACAAGGGCAATTATAGGACAATACATATCAGTAGGTGTGCAACTAGAAACTGATTTCTTAACGGTTTACCCTACAGGTGCAAATGGTGGCATTGCAGCACAAATACCTCAGACACAGCTGATCTCTAATAAGGTCAGCGCATCTCCTTCACCTGTTCCTCAGTTCAATTGCGGAGTAGGAGAGTCTACTACATCCACTACCGTTACATTAAGAAATAACAGCACCATAACCTGTGTTGTAGACGGTATTGATTTGATTGGATATACCAATGGAGTTGTAACACCGACTACTATGACAATTCCGTCGGGCAGTTCTGCAGACTTTACAATATCGTATAATGGAACAGCAGTAGGACATTACAAAGGAGTTGTTCACGTAAGGCACAACGTAAACCCATTATATCTGTTTACAGAAATTAATGTAGGTAGTACACATCCAACTTCTTGGATAGTTAGCACATCTACTATTGCTACAATTTCTAAGAACTTTGTTGTTGATCATGCTGGTGGATACTTCAAGAACTTTGGTGTATCGTTCCCAAATGTTTCGGGCTTTACCTATGTACCTTTGGTAACAGGAACAAACGACACCTTTAACATAACATTTGATCCAATAGATTTACCTAACGGAGTACACGTTACTACAGCAACCGTTACGGTTAATCCTTTAGATAGCAGTCTATCTGCAACAACCTGGCCTGTGCCTGTAAGAATTACAACTGATATAGAGAACAGACAGATTGCACAATGGGCCAGTGCATTGTTCTATAATAATACTAAATTAGGTGTTAGCTACGATATAATCGACGGTACTCCGTATGTTACTATCGGTATTGGACCTAATAATCCTAACATGAGCGAATTAGCGGTACGTGCATTAACATTCTCAAGTTGGCAAGAAGTTTACAGATTTGCTATTCCTACAAATAATAAAGGAACATTACATTCCAAATATCATGTAGTTAAACAAAACCCTGCTTTCACATATAATGACCATTTTGGTGTAGGATTGGCTATGGGAAGTTTGATAACATTAAACCACGATGAGTATGCAAACATATCTCTGTATCTAAATCCTATAGCAATCGGTGGAGCAAATGATGCCCAGCAGTCTGTGTTAGATGGAATAACCAAATCATTCTTCTATTTTGATCCTTCTAGAACCAATCAGCTTCAACAGGCTAATCAATTGGTTGAAGGCGGCCAAACATACTATCTCAAGGGTATTGATAGAGATGGTTCCATACTAACAAGTTTGGTAAAGCCTAACGCCTAAACCTTGATCTAATCATTATATACTAAGATAAATTAGTGTATGCTTGATAAAATTCACCAGGTCTCTCCTGAACAAGTTAGTGCTGTTCAATGGGAAGGAGATCCCCTATATTATGATTTACAGCTCTATCAGTTAGGTGAAGGGCTAGAAGAATTTTGGGTGTTGAATCCAGAATATAGTAACAGCAAGGTTCAATTTTTTATTGATAGCATTCCTAAAAGTAGAAAATGCATAGTCTTTACCTACAATGGAGAATGGGTAGTAAAGATATTCAAAGACGGTTGGTATCCTTATCACGGATACGAGTCTGTAGAAATAAAAATCCCTAAACTAACATGGAATCGTAATCCTGACATTGATAGTCGTATGACCTTTGATTGCGATCCTAGATTAGAATATGAGTTAGACCCTTGGGATCAAGACTACGAACTAGTATGGAGAATGGATCCTAGATTTTTCCCAGACGATGGAGAGATGAGGGTTTATACTGCCAAAGTTACAGGCAACAAAACAAAACGTACAAAATTCATGGGATACCTAACTCCCGATGTATCTATTGACTTAAACGAACACTTACCTGATCTTGGTGTTAACATTGACGAATGCTGTCCACCATTCTGGGAATTGTCCAACGAGTGTGCTTATGAATTAAATCCAATCCATCAAACATCTGAGTTAACTGAGCGCATGTGGGTAGTAAAGTTTAGACCAAATTGGCGCAAGACTTCGCCGTGGAAGTGGTTAGGAACTATTGATCCTCAGTATCAAATAACACACAATCCCGATTTGCCTAAATTAGACTTTGATATAGATTACAACATACCTTGGCACGATCTAGGGTATGATCACATGTGGATGCTTGATGAAAAACATACCAAAGATTCTTCAGAACCTATTTGGGCAGTTAAGGTCCGTGCAACAAACACCGTCAAAGGTACTAAAGTTATTGGAAAACTGGAATTAACAGGTGAGTTAGAACTTAACCCAGCTGTTACCGTACCATTTAGTTTACCAGAAGATTTTGTGGTACAACATTATGATATAGGATATCAACACGTATGGTTCGCCAAAGAAGATAACAAAAAAATATGGGTAGCCAAACTAACCTATGTCAATGATCCAGTAGGTATAAAAGAATATGAAGTAACAGATGTGCTTAATCCAGATACTATCGATGTAGTCTTTATCAGTTACGGAGAACCAAATGCAGAAGAAAACTGGGCCCGAGTAAAAGAAAAAGCACCTTGGGCACAACGAGTAAATGGCGTCAAGGGCATTTTAGAAGCTCACAAAGCCGCAGCCAAATTATCTAGAACAGATATGTTTTACGTGGTAGACGGTGATGCATTCTTGTTTAAGAAATGGAATTTTAGTTACAAGCCCAGTATCTTTGATAGGGATTGCACATACATTTGGAGTGCAAAAAATCCTCTTGTAGATTTGACTTATGGCCACGGAGGTGTTAAACTATTTTCTAAAGAGAAGATGTTAAAACTGAGAAAATGGCGTACACTTGATATGACCACGAGCATATCGGAGAAGATCAAGGTAATGAGCGACATCAGTAACTGGACTGCATTTAATACAGATGCGTTTAGTACATGGAAGACAGCTTTTAGAGAATGTGTTAAACTGGCATTCAACGTACATCGGTACCCTGATAATCCAGAGCACAAATTACGTTTAGATAAATGGCAAGAAGTTGATCAGTCTAAGCCATTTGGTGAGTTTGCCGCACAGGGTGCAGAGCAAGCAGTAGAATTTGTTAAGAATAACTCGTTTGATATGACTGAGTTGATAAAAATTAATGATAGAAGTTGGTTAGATGCATTATACAATAGCACATACAAAAAGGCAATAAATGAGCGACGACGCTAACCTACATAGTAGAATTAAGAAAGTAATACCAATAATAAATGACGTTAGCCCTTCATTCTGTTTAGCCAAATGGTATCACACAACATTGTACTTACAAACAGGTGAAACACATAGTTGTTATCATCCGCCTCCTCACAAGATTGGTATCAAAGAGATACAATCAGATCCCAGTGCATTACACAATACAATAACAAAGAAAATTGAGCGTCAAGAGATGCTCAGTGGTGTTCAAACCAAAGGTTGTCAGTATTGCTGGAACGTTGAAAACTTAGGTGGAGATCATTTAAGTGATCGCCATTTGCGTAGTGCTGCCATTTATACAGATGAACGATTTGATACTGCCAGCACAGGTACCTGGGACCAAAATATAAATCCAGAGTATGTGGAAATTAGTTTTGGTAATGAATGTAATTTTAAATGCGGCTACTGCCATCCCAAAGCCAGTAGTAGATTCTACAATGAGATCAAACAACATGGTCCTGTAGAAACCGTTAGCAATCATCGTTGCGATATTGATTGGTTAAAGATATACGAACGAGAAGAAGACAATCCCTATGTTGATGCATGGTGGAAGTGGTGGCCTACTATGCGTAAGGATCTAACTATTCTACGTATTACAGGCGGCGAGCCTTTGATGCATACTAGTACATGGAAATTGTTTAACAGCATTAAAGCAGATCCTATGCCTTGGTTGGAACTAAACATCAATAGTAACTTAGGTGTGAAACCTGCCCTTGTTGATAAGATGGTTGAGAATGTCAATGCAATTGTTTCTAACGGAGATATCAAAACATTTAAATTGTTTACCAGTATTGACACTTGGGGCCCACGTGCTGAGTATATTCGTACAGGATTAGATTTATCTATTTGGGAACGTAACTTAGATGCATACCTTACAGGCACAGGACAGCCTATTAGTTTTATGATTACGTTTAACATTTTATCTGTTACTACATTTAAAGAATTGTTAAAGAAGATACTTGAGTGGAGAAACAAGTACAATCAATACAACAAAACAGATAAGCCACAAATGATTCGTTTTGATACGCCCTATCTAAAAGAACCTTTGCAGTACGATATGAACATTCTTCCTAAAGAACAATTTATGATGTATATGGAAGATAGTTTAAAGTACATGAAAGATAATTTAGATGACAACGATCTTTCTAAATTTACCACGGTTGAATACGAGAAGTTTAGACGAGTAGTTGATTATATGCGTAACACTGAATACGACGATAGTGTTGTAGAGGAAGGTCGTAGAGATTTCTATAATTGGTTTAATGCATTAGACGAGCGAAGAGGCACAGACTTCTTAAAAACATTTCCTGAGCTAAAATACTTTTACGAAGAATGTGAGATGTTGAATGGATAAAGAAAAACTACTTACTAAGAGCAAAGTATTCTGCATGGCTCCGTGGATACATGCACATACTAATCCTATAGGTGATTCTCATCCATGTTGCATTGGAAAAGGTATTTTTGCCAAAGCAACTGAAACTAATCTAAATGGATTGGTAAATTCAGAAGGAATGAAATCTCTTAGACAAGACATGCTTTCTGAAGTTAAAAATCCTGCCTGCATGGCATGCCATAAGCACGAAGAACAAGGAGTTAGATCCTTCCGTGCATGGTTTAATGAAGAGTACGGAGATCATTTAAGTTATTCATTGGCAAATACTAAAAAAGATGGCACATTAGATCATTTTAAAATGAGATATTTTGATATGCGTTTTAATAACATCTGTAATTTTAAATGTAGAACATGTAATGCCAGTTTTAGTAGTCAGTGGGAACAAGAAGACTTGAAACGTAAAGTTGCATGGGCAAGAGTATTACCTAAGAATGATAAGATATTGCCCGAAGTACTGGAACATGTTCCGTTTATGGAACAAGCCTATTTTGCCGGCGGGGAGCCGTTGATTACTGAAGAACATTATATTCTATTAGAAGAAATGATCAGAGCTGGCAAGACAGATATAAAATTGAAATACAATTCAAACATAAGCAATTTAAAATTTAAAAATAAAGATGTAGTAGACCTTTGGTCTAGATTTGATAAGCCTATCGACATGATGGCAAGCCTTGATCATTATGGATCGAGAGCAGAGTATATTCGCAATGGAACTAAATGGGACCAAGTTGAGAATAATCTATTGATTCTTAAAGAAACTCCAAACATCAGTCTTAAGATTAACACGGTTGTAAGTATCTTTAATTACCTAACATTGGCAGACTTTGTTTCTTATCTAATCGATAAAGAAATTCTTCAACCCTATCCTAAGGTAGAATTGTTTCTATACAATATGGTAGATCCTCTACATCTTGCGGCACAGGCTTTGCCAACAAGTGTTAAAGAAGAAGGTAAGTTAAAGTTAGTTAAACTTATTGACAAAATGTCTCAGATGGGTTTTCCTACACATCAATTAGGATTATTAAAAACCAGCATTGAATGGGTAGATTCTAATCATACATGGGAACAATACAAAGATACATTTAGGCAAGAAATACAAACTTTAGATGCTGTAAGAAATGAAAACTTTGCCGAGACATTTCCAGAATTAAAAGGATTACTAGATGCTTGATAAGATCCCAGAATCAAACACATTCTGTATCCTGCCTTGGCTACACTTCCATGCACTGCCGAACAAGAAGGTATTACCTTGCTGTATGGCTAATAGTGATTTACCTGTAAGCACTACAGACAAGGAAAGTGTTATCGAAATGATGAACACTGAGGAGTATAAGCAATTACGTAAGAACATGCTAGACGGAACTAATAGCGATTGTTGCAATCGTTGTTATGATGTTGAGCGTGTAGGCCAATGGAGCCTGCGTCAAAGTGCTAATGCTGTTCGTGGCAATAGGAATATTGATTTAGTAAATGCTACCAATGACGATGGCAGTATTGATACATTTAAATTACAATATGTAGACATTCGTTGGAGCAATATCTGTAACTTCAAATGTCGTAGTTGTGGTCCAGAGTTTAGTAGTCTACATGCCAAAGAGTTTATTGAACACAAGGGCGGTGTTGAGAAATTAAAACAATACTTCCGTATGGATGATATGGTTGTAAGTTGCAATGAGACCGGCGACTTCTTTGACAAGGTTAAGCCTTATCTAAAAGACACCGACGAAGTATACTTTGCAGGCGGCGAAAGTTTAATTACCAACGAGCATTATAAGATGCTAGATGAATGGATTGCTTTAGGTAATACAGATATTAGACTAACATACACAACTAACTTCAGTGTGTTTAAGTTTAAAGGTAAGAACGTTATTGACTACTGGAAGAAGTTTAAGAACGTGCAGATATTTGCCAGCCTTGATGGCATGGGCAAGAACTTAGAATACCTACGCTCGGGCGCTGATTGGGCGGAGATTGAAGATAACATCAAGATGCTTAAAGAGCATGTACCTCACGTTAAGTTTAACCTAACACCTACAATCAGTGTTTGGAATGCGTGGCATTTTCCAGACTTCTTTGACTATATGGTAAAGAACAATTACATTGATCCTACTGATCAAGATTGTATTAGACTTAACATGCTGACTAACCCTTGGTGGGCTAACGTAGGAGTATTGCCTAGTTTCTATAAGGATAGGTTGTTCTTAAAATGGAATAAGATTAAAATGAATCCTGCATATTGTGTCAGCGTACAAAACTCTGCCGCAATGGTACAAGAAGCGTTAAAGGGAGAACCTAGAGCAGACGGGCTCAAGGAATTCTTTGAGATACAAGCAGAAACAGATAAATTACGGAATGAAGATCTATTAGATTCTATTCCAGAACTAGAGGACGTATTAGAATGGACGGAAGAAAACTCCTAGAAATTAAACCTAACAAACCTTACTTAGATGTAGTATGGCAAGTTAGTAATTTCTGTAATTACAAATGCAGTTATTGTAATCCCGGCAACTATTGCGGGGATAGTCGCAACGACGACAACTTAATTACATACATTAAGAACTTAGAAATTATTACAAACAAGTACAAAGAGTTAGGTTACGAGAACTTTAAGTTTTTCTTCAGCGGCGGGGAACCTACACTTTGGCGTAACCTTGTGCCGATCATTGAATGGATTAGAGAGAACTTGCCTAATAGTGTAGTTGCTGTCAACACTAACTTTTCTAGACCTTTGAGTTGGTGGAAACGTAACTATCAATTGTTTGATGACGTAGTTGCCAGCTTCCATGTAGAATTTGCAGACAAAGACAAGTATCTAGAAAATGCAAAGTTCTTATGCGACAAGTTTAATTACTTTAGCTGTAAGATGCTTATGCATGAAGAACGCTTTTGGGAAGTTGCTGAGTTTGGAAATAGATTAAAAGAAGAGCTGCCTAATTACTTTATTGAATGGACACCTTTGTTTGATGAAATGAGTAAGAACGCAGGTCCGTGGGAATACACAGATACTAACAAGGCGCAGTTTCTTAAAGAACATACCATTGATCAGCAATACAACTTACCTAAGCCTTATCTCAAAGAACCTTTCTATGCAGAAGCATATTGGGACAACGGTGATAAGTCGGGTGTCTACAGCAACGAAGTTATTTTAGAAAGACAAAACTTTTTTAAAGGTTGGGAATGTAGCATTGGAGACAGCATATGGATTGATCAAATTGGTCAAGTCAGTATGGGAACCTGTGGACAGATTAAGGTGTTAGGCAACATCCTATGGGATACATTAGATATCGGACCTAAGAAGATTATTTGTCAAAAGGACCATTGTCATTGTGGCACAGACATTCTTATTCCTAAACGTCGTATAATTGAAATAGTCAAGGAGTAACTTTTGGACTTTGGATTACAATCCCTAAAAAAAGATAAGGTAGAACTACCTGAGAAACCTGCGACTGATGTAGAGAACCTGCGCCATCAGGCTATGATGGATGCCATTGCACCTTATGCCAAGAAGGTACAACAATCTAATGTCACTCCTGTGTACATTGATTACAAGACTAGACAAACAAAACTGGTGTTGGTCATGTGTCCAGAATGGGCGCCTGACATGCCCCCGTTTAATCTAGCACGACTAAGTGGTATTGCAAAGAGTGCAGGATATGAAACACACATAATTGATCTTAACATTAAGACCTACAACATATACAGCAGTGATTGGCAACCTAATAACAAGTTACCATTTAGATTATGGGATCCTAGTGCTACTTGGCATTGGCTAGGCGATAGCTATTGGAAAGACATACATCCGTTGTTGGGTCCTTTGTTAGAACAAGCAATAGAAGAAATACTTGCACTGAACCCTGACATTGTAGGCTTTACACAATACTATACAAGCGAGCAACCAACTAACTGGATGGCCAGTGAGATCAAACGCAGAGCACCACATATCAAACTTGCAGTCGGTGGAAGTAACGTACAAAAGGATTGGTTCAATGCTGAATCTTGTTATGACTATGTTGTCAACGGCGAAGGCGAACAGGCATTGCTTAACATTTTGGACGAGATTGAAGAAGGCAAGTTTCCCGAGGGTCAGCAATTTATTAGACAGCCCGAGGACCAACGCATCAGCATCAATGATCTCCCTATGCCCGATTACGAAAGTATTGACTTCAGTCAGTACAGGGTTCCCAACGGTGTTAACAGCGAAATCAGTAGAGGATGTACTGCCAAATGTACATTCTGTGAAGAAACACATTTCTGGAAGTACCGTCAGAGGCAAGCAGTTGATCTTATCAAAGAGATCGAATGGCTCTACTATAACAAAGGTACAGATGTTGTTTGGTTTATTGATAGTCTTGTTAACGGAAATTTAAAAGAACTACGTGCGTTCTGTAAGGCCGTAGAAGCTAAACAATTGCCAATCCATTGGACAGGATATGCTCGGTGTGACGGACGGATGGACTTAGATTACTTTAAAGACCTAAAAGCAGGCGGTTGTATTATCCTTAACTACGGTATTGAGTCTGGTAGTCAAAAAGTATTAGACGACATGGCTAAAGGTGTTACCATTGCGGAGATGGAGCAAAACTTTAAGGATGGCAAGGAAGTTGGAGTTTTTGCTGCCACTAACTGGATTGTTGGATTTCCTACAGAAGGGCACCAGGACTTTGCTGATACAATGACATTACTATGGCGTATACGTAACATGAATGTTAACAATATCGGTGCTGGCTTAGGTTTTGGTCTAGGACCCGAGACCATTGTAGGGCAGAATCCTGGCAAGTTTAACATTAGTGACTTCAGTTATATGAATCATTGGATTACTAAAGATTTCAAACTAGGTGGAACACATGTTATGACTCGTGTAAAAGCGTTTTACACTTTTATTGATCTAATGCGTAGAACTACCGACATGGAGTTTGGTTATCCTGTCAGAGATAAACTCGCAAAAGAGCACTACAAGATTAAATTAAACAATATTAACAACATCAATAACGCAGTTGAGTATGAAAAATTTGATTACAACATTATCAAACCTAATATTAATCCGTTTGCTGATTCGTTAGTAAATGAAATGTGGCCTTTCTTTAGGATGTTATGGAAAGCTAGAGGCGGATATACCGCTGAGATACATTTTAATCCTGAGATAGATCTAAAAGAGTTTGGCGACCAATATGGCCCTGGAATGTATACTGCTATCTTTAAATTTAAGATCACTGACGAAGGGTTATGGGAAGCTGACTTTGATTTTAAGTTTGATCAGATCAAACTACCTCCATATCAAGCCAAGGATCCTGATCGGTGTGGGCCATTTTACTTTCAAGACTTTACACGATTAAAAAGTAATACAGCACAACGAGCAAGGAAGTTGGCAAAACCTACATGGAGTCAGGACACAGGTAGAGACGATATGGAATACTGGGCATTGTTACAGGAAGAAGTTGTACTTAACAAAAAAACTGATTTCAGTTTTGATTACCATTATGTGGGCACAGGAGATTGGAGCAACTGGCAAGATTACGTTGTTGAAGTTTCTAATAAGTCTGCAATAGCAATTCCAGAAAAAGAAACCATGCACAAGATTCCTATCACAAGCATTAAGAAAACAGATGGAACAAGTATCACTATTTGAAAACGCCATAGCTGAATACTTCGGTGCTCCGTATGCTGTTGCAACTGATTGTTGCACACATGCAATTGAGTTGTGCCTTCGTTTAGTTAAACCTGCTGAACTGGTAATTCCATATCACACATACTTGTCTATACCAATGACAGCTATGAAGTTGGATATACCTTTTAAATGGAAACTTGCATCTAGTTGGTCTTTGTGGTATGAGTTAGGTAACACAGGTATTATTGATGCTGCCACATATTGGAAAAAGGATGGATACATTCCTGGATCTTATATGTGCCTGAGCTTTCAGTTTAAAAAACATTTGAACTTAGGACGCGGAGGTGTTATACTAACTGATAACCCTACGTCTGCGGATGTATTGCGTAAAATGGTATATGATGGTAGGACTAGAGATTTGCCTTGGGCAGAGCAAAATGTTGATACGTTGGGCTATCACTATTATATGACACCTGAGACAGCAACGTTGGGCTTAGAAAAATTAGAACAAGCAAAGCAAACTCTGCCTAGGATATGGAGTTATAAAGATTATCCTGACTTGAGAAAAATGGAAGTATTCAATAATGTTGAGCAAGAATGAGTGGGATCCGTTACAAACCGTAATTGTAGGAATTGCAGATGATGCAAGGGTCCCTGCCATTGACGAAAGTTTACGTTATGTAAATTATGCAGATAAGAAGCATAATCGAGGCATTAGAGTAGGTCCTTATCCATCTCAAGTAATAGAAGAAGCCAACGAAGATTTAGAAAAGTTTTGTAGTTTTCTACGTAAGGAAAATGTAGAAGTACTTCGCCCTGATAAAAATGTAGTTCCTGAATATTATAACTATTGTCCTAGAGATACCGTACTGGTACACGATAGTAAAATTATTGCTACACCTAATCCGTTACGTGCTAGGAAACACGAGTACCAAGCAATGATGACTCACTTAGAACAATACGGAGAAGTAACGGTTCTAGATTGTAACCAATCTAACGAACTATATGAACCTAAGTGTTTAGGCAATCCTAAAGTGCTTGCCCTAACAGAATATGAGCCTGCATTTGATGCTGCCAATATCTTACGTGCTAATGATGATTTATATTACCTAGTAAGTAATAGTGGTAATAAAGCAGGTGGAAGATTATTGCAAGAACAATTTCCGGATAAACGTGTACACATGCTTGAAGGCATTTATAGTTACATGCACCTAGATAGCACAATTGCTCTGCTACGTGAAGGACTGATGTTGTTAAATCCTAGTCGCATTAAAGATGTAATGATATTACCTAAGCCATTGCGTAACTGGGATGTCATATGGTGTCCTGAACCTGTAGACATTGGACACTTTCCTAATTATTGTAATGCCAGTATCTGGATCAATATGAACTTGTTCAGTGTTAGCCCTAACCTAGTGGCGTTAGAAGAAAATCAAGACAATCTACGTAAAGAATTAGAAAAACATAAAATAGATTGTGCCATGCTACCAATGCGTCACCAACGTACATTAGGTGGCGGGTTTCATTGTGTAACTTTAGATATAGAGAGGGACCACAATGGCTAAATGGAAACGAGGCAACATAGGAAGATTCTGGGAGCCAGTTGACTATCGGGATTTAAACTATGTAAAACAACTAACTCCGGCAATTAACGGAGAAGTTTGGGATGATAGTTCATACGGATGGGTTTACGATAATCGTAACCCTATGCCCTCATGGATAGGATACTTTGAAGGCATGTTTGGATTAAAGAATCAAACATTCTCTTTCTATAAAATGCAGCCAGGCGAAGTTATGCCTGTACACATTGATCATTATAGAACTTATCAAAAGTTGTTTGATGTAGAATATAGAGATGTCCGTAGAGTTCTTGTTATGTTAGAGAATTGGAAACCTGGACACTATTTAGAAATTGACGGAGTTGGCATTGTTAACTGGGTTGCAGGTGATTGGTTCATGTGGGAAAGCGATACTCCTCATTCGGCAGCAAACATTGGTACTGACAACAGATATACTTTACAAATAACAGGACAGGCTGCTGTTGATTCCTTTACATCGTGGGCTAGATTGTACGCCTATAACATTCCAGGACGACCAGTAGAAAAGGGAAACTTTATTATCAATAGAATTCTAACAAGGATTTCTAAAAAAGAAAAAGAATTGCCGTTGTATGTGTACGGATACAATCAACGAATTAAAGAATTAGATAGTATAAACCACGACAAAGAAACTATTGACTATTTGAATAAGGTTGGTATAAACATATATCTGTACGAACCTTTGTGTGTGTACTCTATTTGGAAACCAGTTAGACAAATGGGATTCTATGGAGAGTACAAACATAATCATAAACATGAGTATCTAAGAGCCGATGAGTTAGATAGTATTATAGATTATTCAGATAGGAACGGGCTAACAAACATAACGGTACATACAGGAGACTACAATGCTGATGTTGTTTATGAACCTAGGTACTGGCCTTTAAAAATTATATGTGATGATTTGTTTCTAAGACTTCCTCCGAACTTTCCTGAACTGATGAAGGTCCCTGGAGAAGATGCTAAGTTTACTAAAAAGTTTATATGTCTAAATTGGAGATATACACTTCACAGACATATTATCGCAGCCTACTTATCTACCAATAGCTCTACAAATCTTACTTGGTATTACAAGTCGGATATAGGTAACATATTCAATCCTCTAATGTGGACTGATTCTGTCACATGGAATAATCTATATCCTAAACAATATGAAAAATTAGTTGCAGGATTAGCAACATTGAATAAGAACGCACCTTACATATTAGATTGTGATATTAAAGAAGCTACACTTATTCCTGATAACTATCCTATTACCGGATATCCAAACGCACAAAATAAGGAAACACATCCTTTAGATCCTAAGAGTGATTTGAGAACAGGAAACATTGAAGACTTTTACAATGATTCGTTTTGTGATATAGTAACAGAATCTAGATTTGCACAACCTACAGGAAACTACAGCGAAAAAGTATATCAGCCGATGTACTACAGAAAACCATTTGTATTGGTAGCACCTCCTTACACTTTAAAATATTTAAAAGAACAAGGATTTAAAACATTTAGTGACTTTTGGGATGAGTCGTATGATGAAGAAGAAGATCATCAACACAGAATTTTTAAGATACTAGAAGTTGTTGAATACATTAACTCTAAAAATATTACAGAACTACAAGAGATGTATGCGAATATGCAAAGTATTTTAGAACATAACAAAAAATTATTTGAACAGAAAGTAAAACCTATGAAAACAGCAGCAATGATTGGGCTAGGCAAATTAGGATTGCCATGTGCCGAAGTAATGGCAGAACATTATTTGGTTAGCGGATATGATATCGATTTAATATCATCTAAATCAGTTAACGTTAAGACTACCTTAAGAGAGGCAGTTGCAGGTAGAGATATTATATTTGTTGCGGCACCTACACCGCATGATCCTGCATACGGTGGGGAAACTCCAGCTAATGATTTGCCAGCAAAAGATTTTGACTACAGCATAGTAGAAAACATCTTAACAGAACTTAACAAGTATGTAGATAAAAACCAACTTGTTGTGTTAATAAGTACGGTGCTACCTGGAACCGTACGCACTAGATTGAAACCCTGCATCACTAATGCTCGCTTTATTTACAACCCTTACCTTATTGCTATGGGTACGGTTAAGTGGGATATGGTAAATCCTGAAATGGTAATCATTGGAACAGAAGATGGCAGCACTACAGGAGATGCACAAGAGCTAATTGAGTTTTATAAACCTTTTATGCAGAACAATCCTCGATACGAAGTTGGTACATGGGATGAAGCAGAAGCAATCAAAATCTTTTACAATACATTTATCAGTGCCAAGATTGCATTAGTTAACATGATTCAAGATGTTGCAGAGATAAACGGTAACATGAATGTGGATGTTGTAACAAATGCGTTGTCAAAGAGTACACATAGAATCACAGGTCCTGCATATATGAAAGCAGGAATGGGTGACGGTGGTGCTTGTCATCCACGCGACAATATTGCGCTACGTTATCTATCTGAAAGATTAGAGTTAGGATATGATATCTTTGGAACTATCACACATAGCAGAGAAGTACAAGCAGAACGTTTGGCTAAGAAATGTTTAGAGTACGGTAAAAAAGTATGTATCGTAGGCAAGGCATATAAACCAGGAGTCCCTTACACATATGGTAGTCCTAGTATGTTAGTAGGACATTATATCGAACAGCAGGGCGGTGAAGTTACTTACTATGATAAGAACACAGGTGAATTAGATTTAGCAATTGACAGCACTGAAGTTTACTTAATAGGGTATATCGAAGATTGGGTTAAAGAATTAGAATTTCCTAAAACTGCTACTATCGTAGATCCGTGGAGAACATTAACAGATTGCGGTGCAAAAGTTATTCATTATGGTAATACCCGAGAAAAATGAAAGAACCTATTCTATTAATTTCTGGATGTAGTCATGCATCTGGCTGTGAAATAGATGGCACAGCAGATAGTGAACATAATCGAAACCATAGCTTTGGTAATGTACTTGCGGCTAAATTAGGTCGCCGGCCGATTAACATTGCCCTTAGCGGATCTAGCAATCAAGGCATTGCTAGAACTACACTAGAGTGGTATACAAAGTGTTACGATCCTAACACAATGGATCTAATGGTTCTAGTTGCTTGGTCCGAAAGCACACGTATGGAAATACCCATGACTCGTCCTACTCACTACGAAGAATGGAATGCTTCGAGTGATTTTCTTTCTAAACTATCTCAAGGATTCTTTAGAGTTAATTTTGGATACAAGGGCACACACAAAGAAGAACAGGAAATGATTGCTAGGTGCCATAACTTTATGGTAGATCCTATGAATCAAGTTTACCTAGAAACTATCAGCGCCTGTATGGTTTTAAAAATGCAATACTTTTTTAAATTAAACAGCATTCCTTATTTGATGTGCAACACTATGCACATGTTTAGTGAAGATGAGCATTTAGATTTCTACCTTTCTCAAATTGATCAGACACACTATTATATGATGAAAGATGAAAAGGAAAGTTTCTATTGGAAATATGATGCATTGGGATATAAAAATCGACAGGCTACCTATTGGCATCACGACGAAATACCTCATGAGCTATTTGCTAACGAGCTGTTAGCGTTTGCTAATAAATACGCAGTTAATGATTAATGTATGAAACCTAAATTACCCTTTTTTTACGACTACGTTTTACCTAATTTCTTGTTGCCCAATGCGCTACCTATAGAAATGGGCGTTGTCAATTACATCCACACTCAATTTTCAAACAGGCTAACGTCGGAAAGTTTCTTCGATGATGACTTAGACAGCCACTCTAGCCCTTTTAAAAAGTTATTTGGTAACAGCCTAGGAGATATGCCTCAAAGTTTATTATGGGGCGGCTCACACCTAAACATGCCTTGCTTTTCTCATAGAGTTAAAATCTACGAAGATAGCGTATATTTTGGTAAAAGGAATCTTCCCGAGAACGGATATAATAGATACATTTACCCTATCAAAGTTACCCTGCACTTTTCTAGATTTACTGGAACCGATCAAGTAGGAAGTAAATTAAATGGCGAATACTTCTGGAAGCATATCAGTGAAGATGTGTTAAAAGATCTACGTGCAAATAAAGCAATTGTATTTTTAGATTGGTCCAACGAAAACTTCATCGAACAAGGTGATTATGTTAACCTACACAATGCAATAAAGTATAGTGGAATTCCTAAAGAAAGTATTATTCTTTCAGTCAATAGTTTTAATGCTCAACAGGTATACGAAAATTGGTTTAGACCCGAAGAACAATGTCTGCAGGTGCGTAACTTACCTTTTATTATAAATCAAATTTCCTACTTCTATGCATCTAACCCTGATGTAATGATTAGTGAAGATAGATTTAAATCAAGCAAAGATACTATAAGAAATAATTACTTTGTCTTTCCTATTAGACGAGGCAGAGATCATAGATATGCGATGTTGTTTAAGTTTATGACAGATGGTGTAATAGATAAAGCAGACTGGTCGTGTCTAGATCCTGTACCGTTTGAACAAGCATTCTCTCGTGCTTCATCAATTAACATGAGATATGATAGAGAGATATCTAAAAATGGTTACGCTATGGTTCCTAAAAGTCTACAAAAAGAAGGCGGTAGTACTTTTAGCTCTGTAGCAGGATGGAATGATCAACACAGCGAACCCAACGCTAATGCTTATTTCTATGTTGCGACTGAAACTTACGTGCATGGTGTTTATAAATCTATGACTGAAAAAGTTTTCAAGCCTATTGCAAACTTTAATCCATTCTTATTGGTATCCTTTCCGGGCGCTTTACAAGAGCTTCGCAACTTAGGCTTTAAAACATTTGACGGATTTATTGACGAGAGTTATGACAATGAGCCCGATACTTCAAAAAGATTAGATATGATTTCTAATGAAGTAAACCGATTATGTGCTATGGGCAAAGACGAGATACACAACTGGTATTGGAAAATGGAAGATATACTAGTACACAATCGTAACAAACTAATGTCATTGTATCTGCAAGAACAGCATAGCCAAAACTTTATAGAATATCTACACGCAAAGGCAAGGAACGCATAATGAATTACAAATACGGTAAATGGAATCAGTTTGACATTTCGTATCTAAAAAAATTCGATATTGAAGTTCCTGTATATACTCCTAGTGTGTACAGAGAATACAGGGGAGAGATATTTACAACGTATCATTCTACGGATCACCCTGTTAACAAAAGAATGCCTACGGATGTTTCTGTACACGGACGATTCAGCAAATCCTATAAAGGTGTACTACGAGGACTACATTACGATGATAAGACTTGGAAATTAGTACAAGCAGTGGTAGGGGACATATACCTAGTTGTGCTCGATGTGCGAGAAGGTAGCAGTACATATGGACAATGGGAGTCTTATATTATCAGTGAACGCACACGGGACCAGGTATTAGTTCCTCCAGGATTTGCCAACGGACATTTTGCGTTAACTGATTGCATATTTCACTATAACTTATTCTACCAAGGAGACTATGTAGATGAAAATGCACAGGGTGTCATTAAATGGAATGACCCTAGATTTAATATTGAGTGGCCAACTGATATGCCTATTTTACAAAAGAGAGACAGATGATTAATATTAGACAATACGATATCGTTAGAGAACACGGATTCACAGCAGACGATCTTATCAACTTTGAAAACAAGATTGTAGAGCATTGGGAAGCGGCAAAGATTCGCGGACCTGTACATTTATCAAATGGTAACGAGTTTCCGTTAATTGAAATATTCAAACGCATTAAAACAACAGACTGGGTATTCAGTACTTGGCGCAGTCACTATCACGCCCTGTTAAAAGGTATTGACCCAAACTGGATCGAAAGCGAAATACTTGCAGGCCGTTCTATTACATTATGTAATATTGATGAGAAGTTCTATTCTAGTGCTATTGTTACAGCAACATTGTCTATTGCATTAGGTACGGCATTGTCTATTAAGCGTAGCGGTAGTGATGATAAAGTTTGGGTGTTTGTAGGTGACATGAGCTTTGAAACAGGTGCGTTCTATGAAGTACACAAATACGCTAGAAACTTTGATTTACCATTGTATTTTGTAGTAGAGGACAACAGAGTTTCAACATACACTCCTACTATTGCTACATGGGGCAAACAACGAGATATTCCTAAAGATGTTATCTATTATAATTACAAATCCAAGTATCCACATTACGGATCTGGTAAATGGATTGCGTTTTAAATATAAAAAGAAAATATATTATGTATATCCTGCAAGTTAAATGAATGACTTAAAAGTTGTATACTCTAACTGGTATACGTTTGAAAACAAACGCTATCCTTTTCCTAACGGGTTTAGTAATAAATCTATAAACAGCATACCGACAGATAAACTTGTACCAACTGGTGAGTTTGACGAAATCCTTGCCCTAGAGGATCTGTTTTTCTTTAATAACCCCAACTCTGATTATTATTTTAGAAATTCTAATTTTTATTTTCATTGTAAGAAACAAGGTATAGAATTTGTATCGGAAGACGAGATAGGTACTGGAACCTATGTCTATCCTATTGAAATAGAATGCAACACTATACAATATGCATTGCGAGATCAATTTTTAGAAACATTAAGCAACACTTTATTAGAACATTTAAAATCTGGTAAAGTTAAATTATTGTTTGTTAACATGGTTGATCCTGGAATAGAACCAGCTATTGTTGAACAAGCCACTAAATTCTTTGATGGTATCGATATTATATTCCTACAGGGTAACATTAGATATGATGCAGATGCTACAATGTTAGACGGTGCGCTTTCATTGTATCAAACTGCTAATGAAATGGATAGATATCCTTACCCTACATCATTGGGCTATATCAGCGACTATGTTAGAGAAAGCGACCTAACAGATCGTGTTCGTCCAAAAAAGTTTATATCTTTTAACAGGTTCATGAATAGATGTCATCGAAGCGGTCTTGCACATCTTGCTTTAAAATACAACCTGTTGGATCAAGGATACTTTAGTTTCCTTTACAACCATAAGAACGATTATAAAGATATGTTAGAAAAGTTGGATTTGCCAATTGACAATGCTAATCGTATTGCATCATTGGTGCCCTATCAAATAGATACAGAACATTTACCAACTAACGAACTTCATACATTCTTTACGGTCACGAACTATAAAAAAGATCTTTACCAAAATTCCTATATTCATGTTGTAACTGAAACACAATTTGAACAAAATGCTAGTCCATTCTTTAGTGAAAAAACTTGGCGACCAATTCTAAACCTACAGCCTTTTATATACCTGGGTAATCCTTTAGCATTAAATACATTGAGAACTATGGGTTTCAAAACATTTAGTCCTTTTATTAATGAAGACTACGACTCCGAATTAGATCCGAAAAAAAGATTCAGGTTAATAGAACAAGAAATTGCAAAATTAAGTGTAATGTCAGTTGATGAAATACATCAATGGTACATGTCTATTAAAGATGTTTTAATACATAATCAAAAATTACTTTATTCTTATAAAAATTACAATCCGATATGTCAACTTCAAAGTATAAATTAGTCTATGCTGATTGGTTAGATTTACCAACTGGGCGTGTGCCCATATCTAATGGGATGCACCCAAAAGTGATAGATTGGATGAAATCCTACGTACAGCAAAATCCAGTTAATCGTCCTGATAACAACTACGGGCGTGTATACGAATTAGAAAGCACATACCAAACACCTGATTCAGGTATACTATTTCATCACGTAAACTTATTTTACTATTTTAAAACTCATTATGGAGTTGAGAATGTTATATCTGCAGATCAAATAGATCCCAATGACGGTTGTACATATTTCATGCCTTATGAAATAGAAGGCAGAAACATTGAATGCTTTTATAGTCAATTTACTTTTACAATAAACAATGAAGAAGTAAATTACAACTTTATTGATACAATACCTGCTTCTCTGTTAGAACATGTTAAGAGTGGAAAAATTAAATTAGTACTCTCTAGTCTGACAGAGTTTTCACATGGAAAAGATACTCTTGAAAGGCTTGAGTCTTCTTTTAGAAAAATGGAGATTGATCCTAAGAACGTTATCTATCTCATGGGAAACATCGTGAATAATTATACAGGAGATGTTGTTCAAGGGTTTTCTCATACTTCATTAGAACAGCAGGCAGACATAGGAACTAGATATCCTATTCCTATGAGTTCGTTGGGATATTTTTGCGATTATCCTAGAGTAACTGATTTAGATCCTTCTGTGATGCGCCCTAAAAAATATCTATGTTGGAATCGAACTATGAATCGCGCTCATAGGCTTGCTATTGCGTACATTGCCTTAAAGCATGATTTACTAAAAGACGGGCTGTTTAGTTTTTTAAATGGCCTTCCTGATAACATGGCTTCTCAGCTAACTGATTTAATAAGTGACGATATCAACGAAATATCTGAAAGAATAGAAGTCATTAAATCTATTGTACCTTATCAATTGGATACCCAAAACTTAACACCAGAAGGCCGAGAAGGATTCCAAACAAACGAGAACAATAAAAAAGAGTTTTATTTAGACACATACCTACATATAACATCTGAAACTTTATTTGATGCACACTCGTCTCCCTTCATGAGCGAAAAAACATTTAGGCCTATTCTAAATTTGCAACCTTTCATATACATTGGAAACTATAAAGGACTTGAAGAACTTCGTAGACTGGGTTTCAAAACATTTGACGGATATATAGATGAAAGTTATGATCTTGTACAAGATCCTAAAGATCGTTTTGCAATGATTGAAAAAGAAATTAAACGTTTTAACAATATGAGTATGCAGGAACTACATGACTGGTACTATTCGTTAACGGACATATTGATTTATAATCAACAGCACTTTTTAACATTTAAAGGTTTTAACCCTTTAAAAGATTTATTTGATAGGTATTGAAATGGAATTAAAAGATAAAAGAATTGTTATTACGGGCGCAAATGGGTTAGTAGGGATACCAACGGTACGTAAATGCTTAGAAGAAGGAGCCAATGCTGTATATGCAGTAGATATCAACATCGGTCCTGAGTTACTGGCTTTGAGAGATCAATACCCTAACTTGATATTATCTTTTGCAGACTTGACATATTTTAATAATTGTGAAGCATTGTTCAGGGGAACTAATATCAACATTGTTCTGCATCTTGCTGGTATCAAAGGTAGCCCTACCCGCGCCGCAAAACAACCTGCAGACTATCTGTTTCCTATGATGATGTTTAATACAAACATGATCAAAGCAGCATTTGATGCAAAGGTTGATTGGTTTGTCTATACATCATCTGTAGGAGTTTACCAACCTGCTGATGTTATGGAAGAAGATACGGTGTGGAGTACAATGCCAAGTAAAAACGATTGGTACCCTGGTTGGAGTAAACGTATGGGAGAGCTTGCTATAGAATCTCTACAAATACAACATGGTTGGAACAACTGGTCTGTTATTCGTCCTGCTAACATCTACGGAGTTAAAGATAACTTTGCACCCGATGCTACGGTAATCGGTGCTAACGTATGGAAGGTGTTTAATACAGAAGGTAACGATATTGTATGTTGGGGCAATGGTACAGCACGTAGAGATTTTGTATTTGGTGACGATGTTGCCCAAGCGGTAGTTGATGTAGTTAAGAAAGAAGTTAATGATGTAATTAACTTTGGGTGCGGAGAAGCAGTTACTATTAAAGAAACAATTGAAACTATTGTTGACCTGTACAAAGAATACACAGGTAATGTTAAAAATATTGTGTGGGACGAAACAAAACCCAACGGGGATATGCTACGCTGTCTAAGTTCAGTTAAACAAGAAAAATATGGTATACTTCCTACAACTACATTACGCGAAGGACTCAAACAAGTAATCGCGGCATATGGAGAACGTTAATGATTGACTACGAACAATACCATAAGATTGGTTATGGAGTATTTAAAACAGATGATTTATGGTTGCCCGACGATCTTGCTGAATTTAATAAATTAGCAGATGAAGCAAGAGCAATTCCTATCACGGAAGAAAATTATCAATATATACTTTCTGTGTTTGGATTTCATAATGATCCTAAATGGCCGTTTAAAGTTAATTCTTCTGAAAGAGAAAGTAGATTAGAAGAATTAAAAACATTAGGATTACGTGCAACACAGCGTTGGCATGAATCTATAGCAGACCCTGATCAACTAAGAGACCGGATTCAAAATGCTGTTAATAAGTTTTTAATAAAATTTTATCCAGAATTAAAAGAAGATTATTCTAATGTGCATCACCAGGATGCTATTAGTGTATATTTAGACGGGGATCATACAGAGATACATCGAGACGGACAAAACCAAGGAAGAGTGTGTGTTGTATTAGCATACTTAACTCCTGAAGAAGAATACAACGGTTCGGGAGATTTAATAGTAATTGGTGATGAGCAAAGAGATGATGATAGATATGATCTTAAAGTCAAACCTGTTAGGGGGAACATTGCTATGTTAGATTTTACTAAACACAATCCCTTCCATGGTGTATTACCAGTTAACCCAGAATTCATAAGGCATTGCTATATATCGTTTGTATGGAATACAGATAGCATGCCAAATAATATTAAACCACAAGGATACTAATGAAAGACTCTAAAATTTTAATCACAGGCGGTGCAGGCCTAGTAGGACAAAACTTAACGAACAAATTAATTGCAGACGGATATACTGATATCCGTGTACATGTACACACACGTCAACCTCGTATCAAACACGATAGTGTTGAATATGTAAGTGGTAACTTAATGGACTACAAAGATTGTCTAGAAGTTACTAAAGATGTAGACATTGTCATCCATGCAGCCGCAAGTACAAGTAACGCAGTTGATACGGTACAAGATCCTCTAGCACACGTTACTCCTAACGTTGCTATGAATAACTTCTTAATTGATAGTGCATATCGTAATAAGGTTAGTAAGTATATCTTTATCAGTAGTAATACGGTATATCCACCCAAAGGAGATGAGCCTGTTGTAGAAACAGACTTCTTGTTTGACGAGCCCTATCCTGTTTATTTTCCAGTAGGTTGGATGAAACGATATGCAGAAGTTCAGTGCGAGTTATATGCAAAGTATCTGCCTAACCCAATGACCACGGTAGTTATTCGCCCTGCTAACTTGTTTGGACCACATGACAAATATGACTTTGCCAAATGTCACGTTACTCCTGCAACTATCCGCAAAGTAGCAGACAATCTAAATCCTATTCCAGTATGGGGCGATGGCACAGAGCTACGTGATTTGTTATACATTGACGACTTTGTTGAAGCAGTTCAAATGGTAATTGAAAAACAAGAAACCTACGATGTATTCAATGTGGGATCTAATAATGTGTACTCAGTGAATGATGTGCTGTCTATTATGAAAGGATTAGTTAATAACTCTAACCCAATTGAGTATGTTAAAGGAAAGCCGAGTATGATTCCTGTACGTCGCATTGACTCTAACAAGATTAAAGACGTATTAGGTTGGCAAGCAACTACCACACTTGAAGTTGGGCTACTATCTGCATACCAATGGTATCTAGATAACAAGGATGAGTTTAAATGAACATAGGACTATACTATGATCTAAGCAACGATACCTCTTTGATTCCGTGGTTTTATCTATTAACTAACGGTAGTGTTGATTTAATAAATGGAATTGTGGACTATAATTCTTTACAAGTTCCTACAAAATTTAAAGTAATTGAAGGTGACAACATCTACCACTTTAGTACTGATATTCAAGAACTAGAATATTGTGATGTAAAAGTTATGAATACTGCGTTTAATGGTAACTTTTATAAAGATCGCATCTTAGAGGCGAAAGATCGTTTTGATTATATAGTATTATCTCATGCAAACGGTGAAGGACTAGGACCTTCTTATATTCCTATTATTAAAGAACTTTTAGAAATTCCTAATTTAATTTTCATTTCTGGACAAAATTTTACAGATCTTGATAGCCATCCTAGATTAATAACAGATCCTTTTCTTACATTATATTTTTTCTATAACGGTTTTGGTTATCATTTTTTAAATTACTATCCTGCTACCGAAAAGAAACACTTAATAGGAGTTTATAACAGACATAACATTTATAAACCTCATAGAGCACAGAGTATTGATTATTTTAGAGAAAAGATTAATGCAGAAATAACGGTATTTGAACCAGCAACGGTGTTTGAAACAGCACTTACTGGCCCTATATTATCTAGATGGTCTTGGCAATCAATGCATGTTACTACATACTTAGATTATAATGTTTGTGCGGCAAATATTGTATTTGAAACATCGGACGGCTATCAAACTCACTCAGTATTCACAGAAAAAACACTTAAAAGTATAATGTTTCAACAAGCAGATATATTTTTTATCTATGCGGGAAATATCCAAGGAATTGACTGGTTACATGAAAAAGGATTTTGGTTTTTGAACAGCGAGTTTTATAACGACAACAGAGATTGTGAGTTAGATCCTGTAATATTTCATCCGAACGGATATAAACTTTTTAGAAGTGTTTATAAATCTATAGAATATCTAAAAACACTAAAAGACGAATTAAAAACTGATACTGATGTTTATAATTTTCTATTAAACAAGCATAGAGATAAAATAGACAACAACGTTCGTATATTTCAAAATTTACTAAGAAATTGTGAATACAAAGAAAGATTAATAACATTAATTACCGAGTGAATAATATGATAAAAATTTTAATTACAGGCGGCGCGGGATACTTAGGGTCGACCCTAGCGGAACATTTGTTAGATAACGGATACGCTGTTACGGTGTTTGATAATTTGTTGTATAAACAATTGTCAGTGCTCCACTTGTTTAAGCGTCCTGGATTTAAGTTTATCAAAGGAGATGTTAGAAATACAGAACAATTACAATTGTTGGTAGAAGACCACGATGTAATTATTCCCTTGGCTGCAATTGTAGGAATGCCAGCTTGCAAAGAAAATCCACAGATGGCTATTGATGTAAATTACTATCATATTAGGAAGATTGTAGACTTTCTTAGAGATGATCAAAAGTTAATAATCCCCAACACCAATAGCCAGTACGGATCTAGCCCAGATATCATTACAGAAGATAGCCCATTTAAACCTCTAAGTTTGTATGCTGAAACTAAGTGTGATGCAGAAGATTATGTACTTAAAAAAGGCAACGGTGTTGTCCTAAGACTTGCAACCGTGTTTGGAGTAAGTCCTCGTATGCGTCAGGACCTATTGGTAAATGACTTTGTTTATAAAAGTGTAACAGACGGGTACCTGGTATTGTTTGAAGCACATTTCAAACGTAACTATATACACGTTCAGGATATTGCTCGTACATTTGAGTTTATGATTAAGAACTATGACCAATGTAGAGGACAAGTTTATAACGTAGGACTCACCACCGCTAACCTAAGTAAACTCGAATTAGCAGAAAAGATCAAAGAACATATTCCTAATTTGGTAATCAAGCAAGATGAGTTCAAAGAAGACTTTGACAAACGAAATTACATAGTATCCAATGAAAAAATTGAACGACTAGGATGGAAACCAATGTATGACTTAGACTATGGAATCAAACAATTGATCGATGCCTACCCAATTATAATAACTAACAACAACAGGAGTTTTACGAATTTATGAGCGAAAGAAAATATCTACATACCTTAGGCGACTTAATTGATCGTTTAAGTATTGTGCAACTTAAAGAAGTGTTTATTACCGAACATAAAGCAGAATATAGTCAAGAAATCGCAGATATAGTGCATGACATTCAGGTTATATTAGATGACACCGATGCTAAAATAACCGCAGAAACTATCCGTGCTATTGTGGTAGTAAGTCAAATGAATTTGCATATATGGCATAATGAGTCTGCGTATCGTAGAGGAATGCAAGGTGGTGACCTAGCACTTACCCACGGACTAAACGGCATTCGCAATACTGGTAAAAATAAGATACAAGAAATTGTAGGCGGTCGCCTTGATTATAAAGTAGATTGTCTAGCCGCAGACTTTAAAGATTGGGAAATCAGCTGGAACAAGACCGATGAAGATCAAAGCGACAATTCCTCAAATTAAAGCAATGGTCTTTGCAGGATGTAGTTTTACATGGGGGCAGGGGTTGTGGCATTATTCCGGAATAGATACCTTGAAAGATGATAATAACGGATACAATCCGGGTACTCATGGAATAGTTCATCATGCCTTTCGAGAAAAATGGCGCTGGCCGACATTGGTTGCAGATCATTTTGGAACGGTAGCAATAACACATTATGAAAATGGAGGAGCAAATGATCAAATAACTGAGTATTGGAAGGCCTGTTTTGAAAAACAATACCCTTTTAGAGTTAGATCATTTCATTCTTTTAGAAAACCCTACGACGAAACAACTCCTATAGCATATTCAGAAGTATCTCATTTTGTATTTCAATTCACGCAATGGTGGCGTTCTTATTTCACTATACCCAATAGTGATATTCCACCAGCAAGTGTACAGCAATTAACAATGAATCAGAATCCGGGCAGAGATGCATTTTATAAATGGTTTGTTGATACTACAGAGTTTAAATCACAAGGTAATAGTTCAAAGATAGGAGTTTTTCATCAGTGGATAATGAAACGTGATCTCGATGCAATAAAAGAGTTTTTAATGTCATTAGAAGAAAATGGAATTAAAACTTGTGTATGGTCCTGGCCACACGAAATGGTCGACCTACTAAACAACGATCCTTGGTTCAAAGATAGATTTATAAAATTCAACTACAAGGATAAAACTTTTAATTGTTTGTCGGATCTAATACATCAAAATAATGAAGATGGATTAGAAATAGGAACTGACTATGATTTTTTTGAAATTCCGCCCAATGACCAACATCCAAGTATGAAATGTCAAAAAGTAATCGCAGACAACATTATTAAATTTATAGAGGAAAATGATAGTCTATGAAAAGTAAACAAGATATATTACCAGTGAAGGGCATGATATTTGCAGGATGTTCTTTTACTTGGGGACAAGGGTTGTACTATTACAGCAACCTTGATACATTAAAAGAACCTTTACCGGATCATTATGATCGTGATCTAGTAAGACATGCCCATGTTAAATTTAAAGAAAGCGTTCGTTACCCTAGGTTGGTAGCAGATCATTTTAACACATTTGAATTCGTTCATCCTGAGAATGGAGGATCGAATCAGGGTGCAGTCCATTGGTGGAAAAATTGTTTCAACAACACCGAACCTAATAGATGGTACGGCGGACATACTATTCCAAAAATTGATTACTCTGAAGTCTCTCATTTAGTATTTCAATTAACACAATGGCAACGAGATAACTTCTTAATGAAAGTAGACGGAGACCCGGAAACCCATGACATTCCTTTCCATTGTACTCATCAAGAACAATACAGAGACAAGTTCTTTCAATGGTTAGACTCACAGCAAATCAGTCTAGGTACTTGGATACAAAACTATATGCAAGAAGGACTAGACAATGTTAAATCATTACTACAAGAGTGTGAAGCTAATGGTATTAAAACTTTAATCTTTACTTGGCCTAGTGAATACCTGTTATATATTGATAAAGATCCTTGGCTCAAAGAACGATTCTTAACTTTTGACTATAAAGGTGTAAACTACAAAAGCATTGAAGACCTAATGAGTCCCGGTGCTATGCATAGCAAAGGATACAATCCAGAACTAACAATTAAATGGGATGAAGAAGAGTTTGTAATAACTCCTAAAGACCATCATCCTAGTTTAAAATGTCATCAGGTTATGGCAGAGAATATTATTAGACGAATTGAATCTAAGGAATAATAATGTACGTTGTAACACAAGACGATGCAGATATTACTTTCCATCCTTTTATACATTTCAACAATCTTGTTAATGATACAATATCAAAGATTCGCTTACCTGTTTTAAAAAGTAACAATAGTAAATTTATACTATTGTTTACTACTAGTGATCTTAATAGTATAGACCTTAGTAACGATACACTTATTGATTTTCTGAAGTATAGAACAGAAAATAAATTACCAGTATATGTAGTATATGACCATAGTTTTGAAGCTCATCTAACAGATGATAAAATAAATGAAATCATCTTATTTTTTAAAAATCTAGGGTTAGATGTTGATAATAATTTGCTAATAATTAATAGCCGATCACAATCACCTACAGCACCGGACAATCAAAATACCAATGTATTAACCTATGATCAATTTGTAGTTGATGCATTTTATTGGAAAACAACTATACCTAGAAAATTTACTGAATTGCCTTTGGCTAGTAGACCTAATCTTGCAAATTTAATAGTAAGCAAACTAACTGAAAAAAAGTCTAGAGTTGAACTTGTTTATGAATTTTATAAAAAGAATTTATTAAACCAATGTTTATTATCAATTATGGGAACCATAGATGAATTTTCCTATATAGATGATTCGAATTTTTTAATCGAAATTGAACAAAAGCTAGATAACATAGGCGGTAATATAGCATCTTTTCAAGAAGGAATGTCAAATTCAGAATTTGGTTGCCAAACCAGCAATAGAACAATTTTCAATAATTCTAGATTATCGTGTGTACACGAAACATCACATTTCTCGTCGATAAGTAATACCTGGGAAGGCAATGGCATGATAACTGAAAAATTTTATCGAGCTGTATTAAACAAAACTCCGTTTATTGTATTTGGCTATCCGAACATATATAATAGAATCAGAAATAAAGGTTTTGATACATTTAACTCTATAATAGATTTAACATTTGATAGAGTACAAGATAGTGCAGTAAAAATCAAAATGTACGCGGATCAAGTTGAAAAGTTTCTATCCATTAATCCTTCTAAATTAGTTGAAATTCAAGAAATATGTGACAACAATTACCAAAAACTTATGAATGATGCTACAAAAGAATATAAAATATATAAAGATAGAATACAACAATTTTTAAATCAATAACATGACAGCTCAAACAACACCATATAAAGATGCGCTAATAGAAGCAATGACATTCCTTGGTTCACAGGACGATACATTGTTTATAGGACAACAAATTGTCTATGCAGGTAATCCTATGAGTACTACATTAACCAATGTGTCTAAAGATAAAATGGTTGAACTTCCTGTTATGGAAGAAACCCAAATGGGAATGACACTGGGTATTGCAATGACCGGAAAGACCGTTATAACATTCTATCCACGCTGGGACTTCATTGTGCTAGCCGTAAATCAACTTGTTAATCATATAGACAAGTATGAACTAATGACAGGCAAGCGAGCAAATATTCTTATACGATTAGGCAAAGGCAGTGACAAGCCATTAGATCCAGGACACCAACATAAGGGTAATTACTTTAACGAGTTTAAAGCAATGTGCCCAAATATTACATTTCATGATCTACAAAAGACAGAAGACATTGTAGATGCATACACATCTGCATATCAACAAGGTGGTGTTCATGTCTTAGTAGAATATCCAGAATTGTATTACGCATAATGAAAATAGTTTTAGCCACTGGCGGGTTTGATCCGTTGCATAGCGGACACATCGCTTACTTTAAAGCCGCCCGTGAGTTGGGTGATAAATTAGTTGTGGGTATTAATTCTAATGACTGGCTAGTGCGTAAAAAAGGACAAGCATTTATGCCTTGGGAGGAACGAGCAACTATCATTGCCGCGTTACACGTTGTAGATAGGGTTATCAATTTCAATGACGATGACAACTCTGCCCGAGATGCTATACGCAAAGCTAGAGCAATTTATCCTAATGCTCATATCATCTTTGCCAATGGTGGTGACCGTACTAAAGATAACATTCCTGAAATGGATCTACTCAAAGAGTATTTGCATTTAAAGTTTGAGTTTGGTGTAGGTGGTGATACCAAGACCGTAAGCTCTAGTCAGATATTAAAGGCATGGGATGAACGTTAATAAAGATGCATTTAGCAGTGGCCAGGTTGGTAGTAAAATTTGGCTCTGCGAAGAATTAGAAAAGTTAAATTGGCATTCTGGCCTAACTTACATATACGGTGGATGGTACGGAGTTACGGCATTCTTATTGCTAAGTAGGGGCAAGTTTAATGTGGACAAAATTCGTAGTTTAGATGTTGATCCCGAGTGTGAAGCAGTAGCCGACATGATCAACGAGAATTGGGTTTGGCAAGAATGGAAGTTTAAAGCCTTTACACAAGACTGCAACAACTACGAAGGGCAGTACGGTGACTTGATTATTAATACCAGCACTGAACACTTCGAAAGTATGGAGTGGTTTAATCGTATTCCCAAAGGAACCCGGGTAGTGCTACAAGGCAACAACATGCCGCATGACGACCATCATGTACATTCATCATCAATAGACTCCTTTGCTGATGCATACCCGTTGACTACAACGTATTTCAAAGGTCAAAAGGAATTTGTGTATCCTTCGTGGAAGTTCACTAGATTCATGGTTATTGGCATAAAATAGTAAATTTTACCAAAAAGACTTGACTTTTGCCCTGTTTTGCCCTATAATTAAGGCTTGTTTAATAACTATCTTACCACTAACGAAGAAGGAGGTCTTTATGACTGAGTTAACGCTAGACAGGGATGATGAACAGATTGAAGTTCCGGAAACATTGATCCGGGCCATTAGCATCATGCTAATGATAGTAGCAGTTGTACTATCAGTCTCCCTACTAAAATGGGCTATTGCAGATAAACTCTCTAAAACAGAGATTACTGAACCTAGCCAAATTACCGCAGCCTTTCGCGAAAAACAATTAGGTTGCCTTGCTAAGAACATTTATCATGAAGCGGGTAGTGAACCGTTTGAAGGTAAAGTTGCTGTGGCACAAGTCACGCTGAACAGAACAAACAGCGGGCAGTTTCCTGAAGATGTTTGCAAAACCATCTATCAAAAGAATATTATCTACGACAAAGTTATTTGCCAATTTAGTTGGACATGCGATCGTGTAACAGGTCCTCCACCGATCAATAAGGCAAACTATAACGAAAGTATGGAAGTAGCTAAAAAAGTTCTTCTAGAAGACTTCCGTTTACCTGCATTGAAGGATGCAATGTATTATCATGCGGACTATGTCAATCCTGGTTGGCATCGAGAAAAGATTACCAAAATTGGACATCACATTTTTTACAAGTAAGGACTTAAAATGAAGTTTTCTCCTACAGCATTTTTGAAAGAACTAGGAACATATTCTTACAACTTTCTAAAAGATCACATTGGACATATCAGTGCTCACACCCTGGGTTGGATCACTATTGTGCTCCTGCATTTTGCAAGTATTCCTACATTGATTGCTGTGTTGCTTGCTCAAAGTGACAAGCTACCTCCTGTAGATCTTATGATCTTTGTTTGGGCGGCTCTGACTACCTTGTTTTTTAAGAGCCTTATTGAAAAGAACTTCCTGTACCTTGCTACAATTTGTATGGGTTTTCTTGCTCAAACGGTTCTAATGGGATTGATCCTTTTCAAATAAATAATGTAATGCGAATTACAGATCTATTAGAAAAGAAACTGGCTACGCCTACACAGAGTCAATGCTCTGTAGGCCATGCCCGTTTAAGCAATGTACGTTATGCCCAATGTGTTAGCCACGGTATGCTAAAGCATGACACCGGTCATACAGACGGCACTGGTCAACAAGGTGTTAAGGGTAGCGGACACCCACTTAAAGGTCGCAAAAGCAAAAGTGAAAAACACGGCGGCCCTGTAAAAGATTATAGTTAATTATGGCATACTCTGAAAAAGTAGTTGATCATTATGAAAACCCACGCAATGTGGGCAAGTTCGAAATTGACGAAACAATCGGCACAGGTATGGTCGGTGCTCCTGCTTGTGGTGATGTAATGAAGCTACAAATAAAGGTAGAAGATGGTATTATTAGAGATGCTCGTTTCAAGACATATGGATGCGGATCTGCAATCGCTTCCTCCTCGCTCGTTACAGAATGGGTCAAAGGCAGGACACTCGATGAAGCACAGGCTATCAAAAATAGTGACATCGCTGAAGAGCTTGCTCTTCCGCCTGTGAAGATCCATTGCAGTATTTTAGCAGAAGATGCTATCAAAGCCGCAGTTGAGGATTATAGGAAAAAACATGGAACAAGTTGAAATCACAGAAAATGCAATGAATAAGATTTCGGATTTACTTGCTGAAGAAGGCAATCCAAATTTGAAATTACGTACATTCGTACAAGGTGGCGGATGCAGTGGGTTCCAGTATGGGTTTACTTTTGACGAAATTCAAAACGAAGACGACTTTATTATCCAAAAACCCGGTATGACCCTACTTATAGATGCTATGAGTATGCAGTACATGACAGGTGCCAAAATTGATTACAAAGAAGAATTAATGGGTAGCAGTTTTGTCATTGTAAACCCAAATGCCCAATCAACATGTGGTTGCGGCAGTAGTTTTAGTGTATGATTTTGGTAAAAAATAACTTGACAATTGGTCCAAAGTCCTGTATAATTAGAGCATTAATTAACTAATTGGACACACAATGACCACACCTTGCGATGCAGTTATCCGTAGCCTAGAAGATCATTCTAGCCGTCTTAACAAAGAAGCAATCATCGAAGCTGAAAAAGATAACGTAGAGTTGTTTGAAGGCTTCCAATTAGCACTTAGCCCATTTATTACCTTTGGTGTTAAAAAGGTACCTACATTCTCAGGTCCAGACGGACAAGGCCTTCCTTGGGTTGCCTTTAAAGAACTTTGCGAGCTACTACGCACTCGTCAACTTACAGGAGACGATGCCCGCAATGCTATCGAACTAGCACTGAGTGCTTCAACACAGAAACAATGGAACGACTGGTATCGTCGTATCCTTATTAAAGATCTTCGTTGCGGTGTCAGTGAAAAGACCGTTAACAAAATTAAGAAAAACGCTGTTCCACTTTTCGAGTGTATGCTTGCACATGACGGTGCCAATCACGAAAAGAAAATCACAGGTAAAAAACTACTTGAGCCAAAATTGGACGGTGTTCGTGTAATCACAATCATCGATGCAGAAGCAGGTACTGCAACAATGTACAGCCGAAACGGCAAGGTATTGGAAAACTTTGGACATATTACAAGCGCCATTGAAGCAAACATTGAGCTATTTGAACGCAGTATGGTTCTAGATGGAGAAATGGTATCTAGCTCATTTCAAGCTCTTATGAAGCAGGTGCACCGTAAAAGCGATGCTCAAACTGATGATGCCCGTTTGATGTTGTTTGATGTATTGCCACTGAGCGAATTTAAAAAGGGTAAAAGTGTACTGGGACAAAAGCGCCGCAGTAACCTTCTTCGCGGAATGAAAGCTACCCTTGATAAGATTGGTAGCATTGATATTATTCCTCAAATTGAAGTTGACCTAGACGAGTATGTCGGTGAACTTCAATTCAAACAATACAACAAAGAAGCCATTGAAGCAGGCTTTGAAGGTATTATGATCAAAGATGTGGATGCCATTTATGAGTGCAAACGTAGCACATCTTGGTTGAAACAAAAACCATTTATCGAAGTAAGTTTAACTATTGTCGGTGTTGAACCAGGAACAGGCAAAAATGAAGGCAAAATGGGCGCGGTTATTTGCGAAGGCGAGGATGACGGTAAGTTCATTCGTGTTAATGTTGGTTCGGGTTGGACAGATGATCAGCGAGCCGAGATTGACGATGAAGTCATTGGTCAGGTCTTGGAGGTCCGCGCAGATGCAATCACTCGGAGCCAAGATAGTGAAGACGTATACTCGTTACGGTTCCCAAGGGCCCTTCGATTCCGCGGTTTTGCAAAAGGTGAAAAACTCTAAAATGAAAAAATCAGCTTTAAAGGATTTAACGTACGGTGCATTAAACGAAATATTGCATAACCGTAATTACTATTATCATAGTACCGTTGGATCTGAATATAGCCATTTTACCGATGAAGGTAAAGATGCTCTAACGGAATTTATGAATTTCATGGCACATAAAATGTTACAGGCAGAAGCGCAGGAAATTAGACGAGTTGCTAAGGAGCAAACTATAAACGCATTAAAAGGAGAGAAAATTTAATCGTGGCCAAAGAAGACATGATCAGCCTAGAAGGCAAGGTCGAAGAAGTACTACCCAACGCAATGTTTAGGGTAAAGTTGGAACAAGGTTCCACAATATTAGGACACATCTCGGGCAAGATGCGTCAAAATAAAATTCAAATCTTACTCGGAGATTCAGTCCGGGTAGAAATGAGCCCATACGATCTAACCAAAGGTCGTATTGTATACCGTTCAAAATGAAAGTGCCTGTTTCCATCGAAGGTACCTTTATTCCTATGGAGGCCGAAGATATTCCTCCCTTGCAGGATCAACGGAAAAAGAGAAATCAATATTGGGCAATGTTGCGGAGTGCCAAACAGGCGTTCTTAGAGCTCGCGGGTCAATCGGGCATGGCAGACTATATGGACGAGGGCGCTTTTTTCTATTATCTTAAACAGAACTACGGATTACAAGTAGAACTAATTGATGGCAAGATTGCCGGAGAGTTCTCGGTAGTAGACGAAAAGAAATACTTAATATTTTTACTAAAATTCGGATCATAAAAAAAGGACCTTTCGGTCCTTTTTTATTCTAGGTAGTTAGCCCAGCTTGGGTGTTGATATTCCCAGTGCATCTTTTTACGCTTGTCAGCTAGCTGAAAGTACGTAGGCTTGAATGGCTTAGACTTTGGAACAATCTTTTTATTGTTACCTTTGCTGGCATTACAATCCGCACAGGCGCACACCGTGTTTTCAAACGTAGTTTTACCGCCGTGTGATGTTGGCAGTACGTGGTCCAATGTAGCTGTTTTACGGCTAACATCATCTCCGCAATACTGGCAAACATAACCGTCACGAAGGAATACATTCTGTTTGCTAAAACGAACAGATGTTTTCTTTTTTTGGAATTCTTTCAACATTACTACAGCAGGAACACGAGTTTCCCACTTTTCACTATGAACGATCCAATCATCGTACCATTCTAAAACTACTGCTTTTTCGGTAACGAGATAGCGAATTGCTTCTTCCCAGCAGATTGTGCTCAATGGAAGAAAACTAACAGGACTTGCGTCTGCATTTAATACTAGGGTTGACATTTCTATTTCTTTCTATGTGTTTGTGACCCGAAGTATTTATTATATACAAAATTACCAGAGTTGTCAATTATATTTTACGGTCACTATCGATGGATTGATTCCAAAAATTCCTACTTTCGACACCTATCTTTTGGGCAAAGCGTTTTGGATTGCAGTTTGGACACACATGAAAGAACTCGTTACTGATTCTGTTTGGATCCATGTTCCCCTGGGCTCGTTCGAATATAGTATTGCATGAGTCGCATTTAAGAACTATTAAAGTTTTATATCTAGTATATGCATGTGACTTTCCTGTTTTACTCTTCCGAGTGTATTCAGTGTTAATTCTACGTGTTTCGATAAACATTGAATATTTACATTCGGATTTTAAAATTGGCTGCTAAATATGGTAAAGCGAGATCCACTATGACCATTCACTATGTTAACACCGGCAGTAGCCCAAATGCAGGAGACGGCGATAGCCTTCGTGTAGCCTTTACTAAAATTAATACAAATTTTGGATTTATTGAAAATCAGTTACTTAATATTAGCACTGGTACTATTAATGTTACTGCCAATTCGTGGCAACTAACATCGAGTACCTCAGTAGCAAGTTTAACAGCAGATGGCACACTGACTATTCCGGGAGTTATTGCAAGTAGCAACACGGTAACAACTTGGACTGCTGACATTATAAATGTTACTACAGGTACATACACAGATGTGTTCCTTGGGACAGACGAATTTATTACCGATGCTGAAGATCAAGTGATTATCACTGGCGTTAGTGCTCCTCATCAAGTTAATGGTGTTTGGTATTATTCAGCAGGTAGTTATAATGCAATACAACTATTTCACGATCAAGCTCTAAATCATCCAGTTGATAGTTCTACCTGGACAAATTATACCAGTGGTGGTACAGCACAAAATGTAATTTCTACAGGAGTTACACTACAGGCAGGTGAAAATAGTTGGATCTTCACATCAGACGGAACACTACTCAATCCTGCAAATTCGGCTGCACCTATTCAGTGGGGAGGCGGTAGTTATATTGAAGAAGGCATGGGCCTTAATGTTGTGGGTATAGGTAGCCTTAATCTTTTTGTAGTTGACGAAACTGATCCTAACAATCCTAATTATTCTACCTTTTTCTTAAACACAGACGGATCTTTACAATTCCCAGACCAATCCAGACAATACACCGCATGGACAGGTACTAATCAATTGGTTGCAGGTTCAGCAGTAGTAAGCCTAGATGATAACGGTACATTAACGGTTCCGGGTTATTTGCCCGTGACGTTTACTGCTACTATGGATTCTGCACACTTTGTAAGTGGTACATTAGACTTAACTGATGACCCGTGGTATTATACCGTTACTTTTGCAATTACCACAGCTAGTTCTGTTGAAACACAAATCAATGGCGATGTAGTGTGGAATAGTGATCCAAATTATCCTGCTAACGGTCATTTTGAATTTACTGAAGCAGATCACGGAATCCCCGGTTATACATTAGTTGTACAACTAAATCAAGTATCAGCAGGCGAAGCAGGATGGGCAGCTGACCTAGCATGTTCAGAACCACCGCCTTTTTATCCTACTATTGTATCACCTGGAACCATTAAACTCGTTGCTAATACTAGCACTTGGATTTTTGGTACAGATGGTAATTTAATATTACCCGCTAACGGAATTATTAAAAATTCTGACGGGACAGAATATGGAGGAGGCAGCGGTACTCCAACTGAAATTCAAGATGGACCAACACTGGCTTACATAAACGGGGTTGGCGGAAGTTTTATTGTTAGTGTTAATGATTCTGATGCAGTATGGGAATTCCGAACAGACGGTCGTATTGTATTTCCAGATAGCTCTGAACAAGGTACAGCCTATAAAGGAGTAATAAGTTCCGGCACAGCACCTGATCCGATTCCAGGATCTTTATGGTATGATACTAACAGCGGCCGCTTATATCTAAACTATGACGAGACATGGGTTGATGCTTCTCCAGAGACTCATGTCCCGTCAGTGGTATCTGCATTTACTAATGATGCAGGATATCTTACATCAACAAATGCGCTAGTCAACGGCAGTTATTCTGTATCTTTAGGATCAGATGGAAAAATAAATCTTTCCTTGCCGGGAACTATAGTTCTTCCGGATGACACTCCGTTAAAAATCTCTACAAACAATACAATTACTGCTCCTGTAGGCACACATAATCTGAGCCTAAGCGGTAGTAGTGTACAAACTGATAGTCTATATCTAGTATTAGAAACAAATGGCCAACAGGGATTTTTCATTGATGAAAACGATGGATATATTGAAGTAGGAAAACTAGGAAACTCACCTGCGAGATTTATCTATGATACAAATACTCCTGCAGGAAGAAGTGGCGACTTTGAAATTCAAACTGAAAGATTCACATCTGGCGGTGAAAGTTCAGTTTGGATTACTACACAAAGCAGAGATCATCAATGGAGATTCGATGGAGCTGGTAGTTTAACATTACCTGGCGGAACAACAATTACAGACAATAGTAGCCGACCACAAATCACCAGTGTTAGTAATTTTAGAATAACAACTGATTCTACTACTAATTTCATGGGACCATACACTTGGACCTTTTCCGAAGACACAGGTGATGGATTAGTTCTTCCAGACGGTAGTAAAATTTATAATGGTTATGCAAATCATAACCTTGCTATCCGTGCAGTAAATAATTCAGACTTTAGCATTTTAACTAATAATTCTTCGACCACTAGTGCATGGACATTTAATCAATATGGTAATTTAACATTCCCACAAGGCACTACTCTCGGTTATAGCGATCCTGGTGGATTTATTATAGATGGTGCCGCTAACAAAGATATTTCAATCTATACATATAATACTTCAACTGATTACGGTTGGATATTTGGCACAGATGGTACCTTAACACTACCTGGAAGTTTAACTGGTGATTCTGTATCTATACAAGGTGCTCCTGTTACTATAACTATCACGGACACCGGTGGTGTTTGGGCAGGCGCTGTTGGTACATACACAAGATTCAGTAACGTAACACCTCCCTTATGGACACCTGCTAACTATAATCCCGGCAGTGATTCTTCTATCACATACATTGGTGGTTGGCAACTGAACAACCCATCATTTGGTCACCCTGTGTATGTAAACACCGGCACACTAACCAGTCCGTCAGCCACATGGAATCCTGACACACAATTTGGTCTTGGATCTGGTAACCCAGCAGGTGCTTATACCTATTCTAATTGGACATTCAATACAGATGATGGTAGTCTAACATTTCCTGGCACCCAAACTATAACTGATGTTGATACTGATTTGGTTATTGCTAATCCTAATCTAAGGGCTGGAATCAAACTTAGTGTTACTCACCCAGGTCCTTACACAAATAGTTGGTATTTTAATTCTGCTGGTGCTATCGTATTTCCGGACAATACACAACAGACTACAGCATGGACTGGTACGGTAGCTTACAGCAATGTTACAGGAACTCCTGATTTAAGCAGTTATGCAACTCAAGGTTATGTAACAAGTCGAGGATACTTAACTTCAAGTACGGTTAACCAATATGTAACTAGTGGATACACTACAACAAGTACACTGGTCAACGGTACTGCAACCTTAACACTATCGAATACAGGTGTGTTAGCGTCAAACATAGGATTCTTAGATTTTACTACAACTGACACAAGTCGAACAGGAGCACCTACTGGTACTAATAGAAGTCCGGGAACTAGAATTGTATTGTGGCCTCAAGTAGTTGCAGGACGATTCACAGGTAATGATGTTGACTTCGGTATTGGTGTTACTACTACATCTACATGGTTTAGTGTTCCGCAAAATAACTCCAACTATAGTTTCCAATTCTATGCAGGTACAGCATCGATTACTACAATTGATGGAGTTGGTAATTTAACACTTTCCGGACAGATAAAAACTCCCGCTGGTTCAAATGCTAACCTAGTGTTGAATCCAGACGGACTTGCAGATGTTATTGTTACTACATCTACTCAGATAATAATGTATGCTACTAACACTAGCATATCAACTACAACCGGTGCGCTTGTTGTGTCGGGTGGCGTAGGTGTAGGCGGTACGGTTACTGCTAACAAGTTCGTAGGTGATGGTTCAAGTTTAACTAACATTACGGTTACTCAACAAGCAAACATTGTTGGTTCACAACCTAATGTAACCTTAGTTGCTGGTAATTACTCGTATCTGTTTGACAACACTGGTAACTTTACAATGCCTTATAATGGCGACATTATAATGACAGGTACTAATGCTAATATCAGTTTAGGCGGTAATATTACAATGCCAAACCGTCCAGCGTTCCGTGTGTATGGCGCCGGCACTACTCAAAACTTAAGTACAACGGTTAATACTAATGGTATATTAAATGGCAATAACTACGCGGTTGATTATCAACAGGGTACAGCTTTAAGTACATCAACAGGCGTGTTTACAGCACCTATTGCAGGCCTATACAGCATCCATCTTAACGCCCGTGTTTACAGCAATACTGCACCGGCGGCACAGGCCATTGTCATAAAGAACTATGCTACTACGAGTTCAAATATGGTTATGTGGGAAACAGCGGCTAATTCAACGGTCAACCATTTTGGCGTTAGTACTATAGCCAAACTAGCAGTAGGCGATACTCTTGTACTCAAGGTAACGGTAGGATCAATCAACTTTGATGCCAACGACAGCTGGGCAGTGGCCTACATAGGATAAACAATGATTATACAAGGTGTAACCCTAAACAACATAAGTGTATACGATAACACTTTTAATACCAATGGTGCCTTGCTCTATGTAGACATGGGTAATACCGCTAGTTATCCCGGCTCGGGTACTACATACACAGATTTATCTGGCAATGGTAATACAGGTACTAGCTCAGGCAGTCCTACTTATAGCAATCAGTATGGTGGTTATGTAAATTTCAATGGCTCCCAGTATGTTGCCACAACCTCAGCCAAATACAATAAAACTTATACAGGTAAGACGGTGTTTGTCGTAGCCCGACTGACCAGTATTAATCCTGGTACTTATCGTTGCCTG